CCGTCTATTTTGGTAAACTTTCCGGTAGCCTCCACCCCTGTTTTTATCTTCATGGTGCCTCCTTCAAGTTGGTACCTCTTCTGTAACTCAGCTCCTATAGTCTCTGCGACTATCTCGTAATCACCCATAACGGTTATTCCTTCTTTTTCCAGCTCTTTCAAGTGAGACATGGTATAGTCTGTCAACTCTATATAGTGAGGTACATCTGAGGCCTCTTCTTGGAAGCCTGCTTGTTTTCGAGTCAAACCATAACAGTAAGGGTCGAATATAAGTTTAAGGCGATCTTCTTGAGTCTTCTTGTAGTTGGGTACAGCCCGTCTGCCTAGGTAGGTAATATCAGGGATCCCGAACTCTCTATGCCAATCATAGAAATTCTTAAAATCCCAGAACGGAGACCACTTACTCATTCTAAGTTGGTGATACAGCTGAGAGAATGACTCACTATGAGGAGTAGCCGACATGTAGAGTATAGGATTTCCCCAAGCGTACTCAGCCACTTTTAACATAATCTTCCCTGGTTTAGGGTAAGCTGATAAGGCGTGGTGAGCTTCGTCTAACACAATTATGTCGTGGTTCTTGTGCTCTATTTTATGTACCGACTCGTAGTTGATAACGGTGAAATGTTTGCTTACTAACCCGGCCTCTTTCATGGCCTTGATTGTTTTTTCAAAGTCAGCGATTGCGGCTTTCTTCGTAACAATAAGACAGTTTTTTCTGTTGGACAGCTCCACTATGTATATCACGGAAGCTGTCTTACCTGTACGCTCTTCTGATATATTGTAGGCCAGCCCCTTCTCTTGTAGGATGCGATATCCTTCGTGGGCTTGGGTTCGTTGGTAATCTCTCAATTTAAAAGACATTGCGTTGCTCCTCTCCTATTATCCGGAGATGGTCTACAGCTACAAGGCACACATCTTTATTTTCGTCTTTCAAATAGACACAATCCAGACCATCTCTAACAGTTATGGGAACATAGTTAGCTGGATGGCCTGCTTTGTCTAAAGACATAACCCTACCATTATAAAAAGTGTAATCGGGATAGTTTAGTATGTTTCTCTGCATTGCTTTTCCTTTTGTAATTTAAATGACCAATATTCGCAGTCGTTCTTCTTCTGAGTAATCTTGGTTTTTGTTTCGTTGTGGGTGTGGAGGATGGCCAGTAGTGGTTGAAGTTTTGAGATCCGTTAGCGTGTTTCGTCGGAAGTTGGAAGTAACCGTCGTAGGTGTACTTCCTTACAACACCCGCCCGTGAACGCTCATCGGCTTCTTGTTTAAGTGTTTTTCTTGGAGGCATCACGGCCTCCTAAGTTTCTGTTTGTTGATCTAGTTGTTCGTATAACCACTCTCTGGTTACGACCTCCCATGCGTCTTCAGAGTTTTGAAGTAAAAAGGAAGCCTCCTCAGCTCCCTGGATTTGTTGGACTTCGAATACTAGTCCTAGTACACCTCTGTGTGTTACCACCCCTCGGGAGGTGAAGGTATAAGCCTCGAACCCCGGAATTTCCATAGAAGTCATCTTAAACCCCTCTCGTCTGTGAAGCTATAGACATGAACTCCGCTCTTGTAGCCTCATTAGTTTTGAAGGCTCCTCTCAGCGCAGATGTAGTTGTTGTTGACCCGTGAATCTTTACACCGCGGGAAGACATACAACCGTGAGCAGCTCTGATGAACACAGCCACACCTATTGGTTTTAGTAGAAGGTCCAACTCATCGGCTATCTCTACTGTTAATCTTTCTTGTAGTTGAAGGCGTCGGGCGAACATGTCAACTACTCTTGCATACTTGCTCAGGCCGATAAGCTCTTTGTTTGGTATAATTGCTACACAAGCGAAGCCCGTAATAGCCGCTAAGTGATGCGAACAAGTACTGTGTACTGGGATGTTCTCTACAATAACCATCTCGTCGTAGTTTTCGTCGTTAGGGAAAACAGTTAGGAAGTCTTCCGCCTTCTGGTTATAACCCGCACCCCAGAAATCTCTCCAAGCTTTTACAACGCGGAAAGGCGTATCAACACAGTTAGGGTCGTTTAAATCAGCCCCGATGAAGTGCATCAACTGAGCTACGGCCTGGGCCGCTAACATCTCTGCTTCTGAAACAGGTGTTACATCTTCTACAACTGTTGCCTCAGGAATTAAACTCTCCTCAAGGGCGGCACTCGCTGCACTTGGTTTATCCATGAATTCATATTTACGTTTTTCAGCCATTACATTTTCCTCCTAGCCATATCAATCATCATACAAGCGTAGTTGATAACATCCCCACACTCTAAGATGAACTCTTCTTTTGTTTTAGCTTCGCCTAATTCCGTTACCTCACGTAGAAGCTCCTCGTGGAGCTGTTCCCGGGATTTATACTCCCAGGAACCTTTGTCTTTGTGGATAACCATTTTAGCTTTCGCAACCGCCATACCATCTTCGTGGATTTCGTTTACTTTAGTTGTCATGAGAACAAACCCCCAACAGTCCCCTTACGTGGAGGACTTACAACGAAAGGACCTACATCTCCGCTTTCATATTTTTCGTACCCTGCAGCTCTAAGCTCACAAGCAGGACACTCACCACAACCACCACCCCAAGGGTTTCTGGTATCCATATCTCCGTTGTAACATGTCACGGTGTCTTCCACAACAAGCTCGATAATCCCTAGGTCATCGGCGAGTTGAAATGTTTGTGCTTTGTCTAGGTGCATGAGAGGTGTCTCAATACAGATGTCAGCTTCGGAGCCTGAGTTCAGGGCTTGTTCTATGATTTGGATGAAGTCAAGACGGCAGTCAGGGTATCCCGAGTAGTCCGTCTCACACATACCAGCTACGATTGTCTCCGCACCTATCTTCTGTGCTAGTGCGTGAGCTGTTGTCAGCATGAAGGCGTTTCTGTTAGGTACGTAAGACGCAGGGAGTCCTTCTTTGTGAGGATGTGGTTGGGTTACATCCCCTCCTGTTACCAACGCTGAATCTCCTAACTGGGAGAGGATGTCTGTTTTGAATACATGACGCTCCACACTTAAGGCTTTGGCTACAAGATCTCCTGTAGCCAACTCTATTAAGTGTTTCTGTCCGTAGTCAAAACTAATTGCCACCACTTCCGTAAAATGGGCTAACGCCCAACCTAGACAAGTAACTGAATCTTGTCCTCCGCTTAGTAGCACTACTGCTTTTGTTTTCGGCATTCTGTTTTCCTTTGGTTAATCACACCCTGGGCAAGTTGCTAAGTTGCATCTTACACAGAGTAAATATTCTTGATCCTCTTGAGGATGAGCCGCGGGCTTTTCTGAGGTATTTGCAGATTCCGCAGAGGAGAAGGTAATACCCTCTGTAACTGCGGAATTCTCTGTTATACTCAAAGTATGAGGTGTTAAGACACTACTCTGCAGGGTAGGCATGGAGTAATCCTTCTATGTAACCTATATTGTAGGTGCTCAACGCTGACAAGGTTTCCTTGCTCTTAAAATCTACGGGCTTTGCGAACTTCTCGTGAAGGTCCGAAACAGCTACAAGAGAGTAACTAGACCATACAGCCATAGACGTATCCCAACTATAAATAGAAGGAGAGAATCGTCTAAGGCGTGCGAACTCATCCACAGTTGTAGCTCCTAACATATGGAGCTTCTTAGTGTTGATGTCTTTCAACCAAGAGAGTACAGTAAGGAAGTCTTCACGTGCTCTAGGGTCTGCATCCGTGTACTTTCGATTTTGTAGAGCGTCATACAGGTCCACATCGCGAAGCATATCATCCGTAATGTCTGAAGGTTCTTCTACCAGTTTACGCATATACGTAACAGCATGAAGGTAAGCAATACCTACAAAGGTAACCTTGTCATCACCCAAACCTAACATTGCTTGGGATAGCATGTCATCTCCAGCTGGTACAACCATTACATCGAAACCAGCCTCTCTTATCTTGTAAGCGTCTACAGTGTCAAACCCATCAGGTGCTACTAAGCAGTTGGCTTTAATCCGGTGTCCAGCTTCGATAAGCTCGGGAACCGTACAAGATTGACCAAGCTCAAAGGCACTGTTATCTAGATAGATGTATACGTTGGCAGGCAAAAGACCTACATGTTTTTCATACTTAGAGTTCTCTTCGCACAAGTGATGAAGGGCCATAAAAGGTCCATCATAGGCTCTTGCCATAAGAGGTATTGTATCCGTAGGTGTGATATGACATACTAAAATACCATCTTGTGTAGACGCCTCAGGTCTTATGTGTTCCTCCATTTGGTCCCTGTTTAAGGGAGTCACACTTTTACGCTTTAACATTTTTCCCTCCTGTATATGTGGCTGAAGATGTAGGCGATTCTTTTATAGTTACACTAGTTAGTGTCACCCCTTTAGGTATGCTGGTTTTTACGTACTCGAACAAATGTCTTGCGATCTCCTCAGAAGTAGGAACGTAGTCCACTACAATGAAAGACTTCAAAATATCTTGGTGAGCCAAACTCTTACCTTTAATAACAAAACCATCTTTTTGAGGATCCAAAGACTGAATCCCGTAAGCTTCCGCAGCCAGGTGACCTTCCATACCAAATGTTAGGTTGGCAAGTTCTGGGTCTTTTCTGTCTAGCATAAAGCGATGGTCGAGGTGGTTATCTATCCAAGCTTTTACGAACTTAAGGTCGGTGAAATCCATCACCATATTCTTGTCCAGCTCGTCAGCACTTAAAGCTACCACGGCCTCGTAAGAGTGGCCGTGGAGCATTTTACATTTACATCCTGAAGAACAGCTAAGTTCAGCATCAAGTGATTGGTTGTGTACTCTGTGGCCCATAGCCCAAGAGAACTCTTTTGTTATTGTGTATGTCATTATTCGACTCCTAATATTTTATGTAATTGAACACTTAAACCAACGGAAGGCCAGCGTCTCATAAGCTCGATACAGAGTCTTAAATTAGCTTCACTGACTTCGACTTCACTGTTGATAGGCTGGAAGAAGATCTCAGCTCCTAGTTTCTCCGCTGTACGGAGGGCTGTCTTCAAGTCCTGAGTGTTGTAACTATCATCAATGAGAAGCTTCATAGAATCCCATCTACCTTCGGGAATCGGGTATGCTTTAGGCGAGAGACATACATGATTTGCTTCTTGTACATTTTCATAGTGAAGCCCGTTGGTCTCTACCATCACTTTAAAACCTTCATACTGAAGAAGTAGAATAAGAGGGTTCAAATCTTGAAGGCTTGGCTCCCCACCTGTGATACAAACCCAGTCTACTTTAGAATCCTGAGCTATACAAACGATGTCGTTAGCTGTAAGCTGTTCAATAGCTTCTTTGTCTTTGTGTGTAGGTTCGTCGCAGAACGTACAAGCTAAGTTACAACCGAATAAACGGATGAACTGCATGTTTTTACCTGTGTGAGTTCCCTCACCTTGGATGGAGACGAATCTATCTACTATGTTATATGAGGGGGTTTCTCTCATGAGATTTCCTTTTTCTTTTCGATGTCTACCATCTGACTGATAGGCATGTCTATGTATTTTTGGTTGTGGAGGGTTGTACCTACAAAGTCTAAGTCTGCTGTTACCTCACCACGAACGAACAAAGTCCCCGTAACCACCCACGGGGCGTAGTTTTTAACTTTTCCGCAAGTCTTACCTGTATCATAGATATCATCTATAAAAATACACGTACCTTCCATGTCTGCGGTGTTTTTTAACTCTTCCACCTCTGCCACTATTACAAGAGGACAGTCCAAGGCATAAGCGACCTGAGCCGCAGCCCAAGCCCCACCACGCCCGTAAGAATATACGGTTTTAAAGTCACAGTCACTATAGGTTAGCAGACTGAGGAGTTTGTGTAGAGCTTCGCCTTCTTGGCTGTGCTCTATAGCCTCTAAAATAGTAGGTACGTTTAAGGAGGAAGTTCTTTCCTCTTTTGGAGGCTCCGAAGATACGGTTACTGAAGTGTGTACAACTTCCGCTGTGTATTGGTCCTGTAAAATGTATTCTAGGCAGGACATAGCTTTAAGAATATCTTCGGCCCCGTTTTTAGCTTGGTGGCGTGTGATATACTTGATCGCTGTACCTTCTACAAAAGGTATCTTGTTTCTTGTAATGAAATCAATGGGTTGGATTGGTAGCTGGTAGTGGTTGCCACCTTGTTGTTGTATTTTGGGTGTTTTTGGTATTCTTAGCATTTCTGCTCCTTTATGTTTTATACGTGGTTGTTCACGGCCTCTCCAAAAAGAGAAGCGGTTGTTTATGTTGAAGGGACGTTAGCAGGGTTTCCTTGTGTGTCATCCGCCGCTGCGGCCTCTGTGACTTTCAAGGGGTTGATTCTGTTTTTGTAAACATCTTGAAGTTGTTGTTTAATCTCTGGGTTTACATTTTGGTGATACAACGTGAAGCCGTAACCTTTGGCTTTGGTGCCGTCTTTGAACTTCTGACCTTTATCCCATGTCTTCTCAATTCTGTAAAGCTCGTTCGTAGCAAAAGAACCGTCTTCAATCTTGTTGTTTAACAATACATTTGGAATGAAAGAATAAGGGGTCGCAGTTTCAAGTAATTCATCTACAGAACCAGCTGAAAGATTCACCTTGAGTCCTTGACAGATAATAAAGTCGCCGTACTCTTCAGATGTGGCTTCTTTTATAGTTGTCCAGAAGAATCCAATAGATTCGTTAAGGCCTAGCTCTTGGCGGATGTCGCCTTGTTCATGTTGGTTTTCTGAGAGAACCTGTTGTTCCTCAAATAAACCCCCCGGGTTAGTGTCATTGTGTTGTGTACTCATAAGTATCCTTCGTTTATCTAGTTTATCTAGTTTATCTCGTAGTTGTAGTTGACCTTTTGGAAATCCCACCCTCTACAACAAGGGTGGGAGGTGTGTTACGTTTAAGCCGGCTGTGTATGGCTTTGTAACTATATAAATGCCGGCTTAGGACGACCCCCCACTTATAGGAACTCTCTACAATTTTTAAGGAAACATCAAGAGAGTGAGGAGCCGTCCTAAGCCCCCTCCGAAGAAGGAACCAGGCGAATATTATTTTTTTACGCTTGTTCTAGGCGATACAGCCTTCGCATCTGTTGAAGTCTTCGCATCTGTTGAAGTCTTCGCATCTGTTGAAGTCTTTGCATCTGTTGAAGTCTTCGCATCTGTTGAAGTCTTCGCATCTGTTGAAGTTCTGTTGAAGTCTTCGCATCTGTTGAAGTCTTCGCATCTGTTGAAGTCTTTGCATCTGTTGAAGTCTTCGCATCTGTTGAAGTCTTCGCATCTGTTGAAGTCTTCGCATCTGTTGCAGCTCGTTCACGTGCCTCCTTCTCTCTTAAGGCCGCTTCCGCTTTTTTAGCTGCTTTCAGGCCACCTTCGAAGGCTACTGACTCAGCTGCGTAACCTTTAACCTCTTCACCTGCTGCGGCTGCTTTACGCTTAGCTCTGACAGCTTCCAAAGCTTTCTGTTCGACAGCTCTTTGAGCAGCAACCTTAGCGTCTCTTTCCTCTGCAGTCAACCCATTTGTACTTCCGGCTCCTGCTCTTTTCTGTGGCGCTGGTCCGTACTTGGTTAAAAGAATCTCTGCCATTCTTGCTTGAGAACACCCAAGACCCATATCTCTCATCATTTTAAGAGCCGCATGACGTGAAATTCTCTCATCCGGAAGAAGCTCAATGAATACTTCGTTTGAAGTCTGTACTTTCTCTTTCACTTTTGTGTCTGCTTTCACTTTTGTGTCTGCTTTCACTTTTGTGCCTGCCTGTGTTACTTTAGGCTCTTGTTTTACCGCAGCTAAACCGGTTGCTGTTGTTGTTGTTGTTTTTTTGTCTGACATTTTTGTATCCTTTAATGTTTTATATTTATAATTATATACTACGTTTGCTTTACTTACCCTGAATTAAAAGGGTAGGTGGAAGCTTTTTTAAATCGGGGGCGGCGTCCACAACGAAATGTTTTTGTGTTCGTCTAATTGGTTTAAGTTGACTAGGCGCATCATTAGGATAGCGTACTCCTCCGTATACCCCGCTTTGTTGAAGGTTTCGAGGACCTTAGCCCACGCATCTTCTGGGCCTTTCCACTCAGGTAAGGCTGCCTTGGCTTTAACGGCGCCTACTCTATAGATACCGGGAATTCCATCTGAACTATCTCCCGACATACACTGACGATAATAAAACAAGTCAGCTTCTTCTTGTGTCGTGTGTTGTAGTTCATTTTTGTTGAAATTGATATGCCCCACACTCCCGGAAGGAGTCCCACCCAAGATGTCTTTGTCTATGACTGCCAGCATAACGTTCTCAGGGTCCTCTGTTTTAAGTTTGTAGGCGTAGTCATCAGCCTCACACCCACCACAAGCTACAGCACCTGGAAGGCTTAAAGCCCATTCTAGAACCTCTTCTACGTTTGTAGGTGTGGGCATTCCCACTCTGTTGGCTTTGTAACCCGGAAGAGGTACATGCTGGATTTTTTCATGCTCCGGTCTTCGGCTGTTAACAATGTCATATACCGTCTTCTCTTCTTCGTTGTACTCTTGAACTAAAGCATACCGGAAGTTGGGCTGTAAACCATGACGCTTTCTGTAGGCCGCTTTAGGTGTGTACAAGGTAACAATCTCTTCCTCCACCCCAATACCTCGAGGGTGTAGGGCGGACTCAGCTAAATACTTTATATACTGTACTCGGGAAGCAAACACTTCCTTCTGTTCTTGAAGCATGGACAGTACGGTCTCATCGAAGAGAGTGGCCTCGTTCTGAGGCGTGTTCTTTTCATAGTTCTGTACTCCTAAGTGACAAGCTTGATACACTAAACTGTCCGCGTCTATAACAAGAGTAACTTTTCTTGTTATTTCTACAGAGGTGGGTTTAGCTTTTTCCTCTTCGAACAGAGATGTGTCTTCGTCGTCAATCCAAGGGATGTACATATTAACCTCAGGCTCTTTAATGACCTCAGCTGGTTTTTCGTTGTGTTTGAATTTGTCTTCTACTTTTGTTTCGGTGAACATAAGGCCTCCTTTATTGTTCTATGCATTGGATTTCATCAAACGCAGCCATGTTCTCCAGCAAAGTACCTTGGACTACGTAACTCTTAGCTGCTAGGTACTGTTTATGGTTTCCGTCGGCTCTATATTTTAAAGAGAACTTACCTTCGTTATCTATTTCACCCCAGTTCTTCCCTATGAGGGCTTCGGTAGGCATCTTCAGTGTAGGGTATAAGGAGTTTTGAAGCACCTCGAACCAAGCCACAATCATACACCAAACAGTTACGAAGCCCACATTCTGAGCCTCTACAATGTTATCAGCAAGATGTATGTATGAATCATGAACAGCTGCGCCTGTACGAATACCTGGCATGTTTTTCTCCATATAGATATGAGCTAGTTTAAACACCTCGGCTGAAGACCCCTGCATTTTAATGGCATTCAGGTCTGTGTACAGTTTCGCTTTATACATACGGCCTAGTAGGGTGACATCTTCGTTTGTCTTAGAGCGTCCATTACGTCTATGCCACTCATCCATGGCGGGGAACGTCTTCTTCCATCTTCTGTGTAGTGGACGCATATCTTCTTCACTCATATAGATACCAGCTTCTTTAATCAGCATAGTACAGAGCCGAGCAACACCTGCCCCATAACCACCAGAAAAATTAAAAAACTTTCCTATGAATCTTTCTGCTTTGGTGATGACCTCTGGGGCTTTCTCATATACTTGCGTAGCTGCGAATACGTGAAGGTCTTCGTCGTTCATAAACTTAGAAATCATAACCTCTTCTCGAAGTACAGCCGCCAACATTCGAAGCTCCAATTGGGAGTAATCCGCGTATATAAGGAAACGGGAATCTTCCGGAGTATCTTTATAACCGAAACAATCCTTTAAACTTCTAGGGATGTTAGTCATGTTGACCTCATCACTAGCTATACGACCTGAGATGGTCCTAGGACTTATATACCCCTTAACCCTCCCGAATCTTTCATGTTGTTCTTTGTAGGCTTTTAAAGCTTCCATACGTTTGGCTGCGGAGCGGTACTCTCTCAAAGCTTCCGCTATACGCTTTCGATAGAGGAAAACATCTGGGTCATCCCGGTAGAGGACGGCCGCTTCGATTAAACCTTCAGGGGTTCCACCTTCCACACCCACAGGACATACTACCATATCTGAACCGTCGACTACTTGCGCGAAATACTGATCGTCGCTCTCTACTGAGTTGAGTAAGGCTCTTACCTGTTTGTAACTACGAGGGTTAAAACCTTCCGGAAACAACTGGGTACATTTCTCTCTAGTATTCGTGAGGTTGTTCGTGTGCAGTTCCCACTTGTCTTCATCCAGTGGAAGTCCTACATGTTGGTATTTCACACAACGGTCGATGAACAGATAGTCCAATTTTACTATGAACTTCTTCTCTTCTTCTTTAAAGGCCTTATATATCTTAGGCATCACCATAACGTCCAAAGCCCCGTACACCAACTGTTCTTTGTGAAGAGGCTGGCTTCTCTTGTCTGACTTCGGTGTATCTAGGAAAGACTTCTGCATGAACTTTTTATAACCTACAGGGTCAGAAGCCCCGATAGCTACAGCGTAGTCGTGGTAGTAATCAGTACCGTGTACATACTTAGCTACCTTATCTAGACCAAAACCGTCTACTTTATTAAACAGAGCTTGACGAGCTAGTAAAAATGTGTCTGAGTGTTTTTCAAAGGGAATCCCTGGGAAGTACTCAGACCACAGAACATCCTCAGGTTTTGTGTCATTCTGGAATGTACTAAGCTCCATAGTTAACATGTGGGCTACGACGTGATTGTCTTTTATCGCTGTGTGAAGGTCTCTGATAGCTATATCATTAGTATCAAAGATGATTGCTTTTGGCCAGTGCTCTTGGTAGAGTTGGGCTGTACGAATATTTTCATAAGTGTACGAGTGAGTCTCGACATCCAGGTATAGAGGCTCGTCCTTACGCAGAAAGAAAAGACTTTCTTTGTCTGCGGAAGTTAGACTCTCGGGAGTATCCATCATATATCTGTAGTACTCAGTCTCGTCCGGTCCCTCGACCAGAGGGGTTGTTAGTTTATTCGCCATCGGATGTTCCTTTCACCCCTAAGAGGCGTGCACAAAAGATGGGGTGTAGTGTGGCTGCTCTATCATGAGAGATAGACAAGCCCGCTCTCCCCACCGCTTGTTTAAATTGGTTGGCGGATATTTCCGCTTTTGGGTCTGCTTCAAACACCTCGAAAAGTTCGTTATCGGTGTTTTTAGAAGTCCCATGAAGGCTGTTCCCTTTCTTAGCTTGGGATTCCGCTTTAAAGACAGCTAGAAACTCCGAAGGGTTTAAAGTCCCTCGGGGTCTCTTCAAAAGAGCTGCCACCTCTTGGGGTGTATATTTTTTGCGTGCCATAACGACCTCCTAAGTGGTAAGGGCTTTTAACTCTTCGAGCATCTTAGCTACTTGAGGGTCCTCCTTAGCCAGTAAGGCGAAGATGGCTAATTCCTCTGCCGCTTCTTTACGTTCGTGAAGTTGTTTCATAATAACCTCTTTACGGTCAGTAGCGGCCATACGGGCTAGTTGATCTTTTGTGTCGATGGTATCTACAACCCAACCAACTATATTATTGTAAGCTTTTACAGTGTCAGGGTTTTTAAGGTCCATAGGTAAAACATCCTGAACCATCATAATTGTAAGAATCCCACCGTCAACAACAACTAAATCACCTTCTTTAACAGAGGCAGCCAAAAGCTTATCCATCTTAAAAGAATATATTTTTGTGTATGGGGTGTTCTTTGGATCTATAGTCTCTTTCGCTTTCGCTCTTACAACTATATACTCCCCGCCTATATACGACGCCGCTTTACTTTTTTTGTTGAATTCTAAATCTGCCATTTTATTTCCTTTTATTTTACGTGCGTAACCATTACGCCCTAATGTTACCTCTACGAGGTCGTTTGAACTTAATACAGTCTCAGAAGGCCAAGAACCTATAAAGTCCCATTTTGTTCCGCTGAATTTTATATACTCCCAAGCTTCAGCCCTATCATTCCAAGCGAAGCTTAAGTTCCGGCGGTCCTTCAACCAAGGTTTACGCTGGAAGAAACTTTTAAGGTAACATTCAGCCGGTTGCTCCCTGCTATGAAACGGGGAAGTTGTAGAAGGACTCTCATCGAATAAGCCCATAACTTACTCCTTAAGCTGTTGCTGGAGGAAAGCGTACAGCTCGAGAATCTTACAAGCTTGTGTGTCCTCTCTATAAGGGAGGGCCATGGATATATCCCACACACTTCCTAATTTCAAACTACCTGTAAGGGCTCCGGTTTCTTTCGCTCCTCGTAAGAGATTCAAAAGATCCAACTGGATTGGACTGCTTAAAGTGCACATGGAATCTAAAGTAGAGACCAGTCTGTACTTGGCAGTCATCGAATTGAAAAAATCTCTATTGTAGCAGAGGAACTGGACTTCATCGTCTTCAGACTCTACAAAACCCACAGTCTCCATCAGGAGCTCTTTGAAAGCGTGAGCGGTGTCAACCCCGTGATGTTTTTCAAGATTTAAACCAAACATCTTCTTGTTGTAAGCGATCGCAGCTGAGTCAATCAAAGCGTCTGGAGAGACTGTAACGTTCTTACTACCCGCAGATAGAAGTTTAACAACCCCCTCCGCCTCTTCGCCTATGGCGTAATCAATACGCTGTATAGCGTGTTCAGATGTAAGCCCTGTCGTAATGAAAGCCAGTGCTAGAACAATTTTTCTGTTCATAATGTTTCCTTTATATTTTTTATCAATATCTGTTATTGATTCCTAATTATACCTAATCCTATCTTAATACCAACTGAATTAAGATAAAAACTTTCCTTTATTTTTAAGAGCCTAAAAAAGTAGGATTTTCAGACAACAGCGGAGCTTTCACAGAAGTCTCTTCTATGATGTAGTTTGAATCGTCTATAGAGAACCAACCCAACTTAAACCTGAAATGTGTCTTCTCTTTCCTTGAACGAGAAGGTATCTCCGTGAATCCTCCTACAAGCTTCTGCTCCGGAGGTGTTACTACCCTGTTACGTGTTATAGAAGGTCCTTCGTAAAGAGTTATGCGTCCTATCTTTCTTAGGTAAGACAACGGGTTTTTCTTTATCTTTAATATAGCCGCTTTTGTCTCTTTGTGTTTGATGTAGTCGTGCAAGAGGGCCAAGGCTTTCGTCACCGGGTAAAATGTATCTTCTTGTAACATCTCCTGTATATATAAATAAGAAGCACTACACAAAATGTTGTTCTGTCTTAAAGCCTGCTGGGCCAACCCTACATCTTGGTGCATAGCTTGGAAGAAGTCCGGATTCCACATAAAACGCTTTACCTTCTCGGGATGTAGTATATACTCCGTAGGCAGTAAACCCACAGAAGGGTCACACGTAGGCGTCTCGGGTACTTCTATCTTACGTATATCTTGTTGGGCTCTGTCCATAGCTTTACCTACGGGCGGTGTGGACATGAAGATATCAAACTCAGATTTGGACATATCTTTGATTCTATCTTTGTACTCCCTCACACTTAGGGAGTGCTCCTTACCCAACGACAAATCACTCTCTATATCCTTGGTCTCCTCCATATAAGACGTTAAACCCCCACCCCATGGACCTTCGTAGGAATCCCTATTGAAGGCCACATACTTGTCTTTCGCTTTGTAGTACACAGAGGCCGCTTTGAACACATCAAATCGAGCTAGTAAAGTTTCTTCGATTTGATGCTTTACAGAAGGAGTATCGAAGGTGAGGATGTGCTCTCGTACAAATGTTGGTGTTTCTTCTTTAGTTTGCATAGCCTCCGCTGTTTTTCGGCTTTCCTCTCCTCCTTTGAGTTCCGTGGAGAGTACCTCTGTTCTGTGTTTGTTCAATGCTAGACGTTTTGATGACTCGTAGTCCATGGATTCCATAGGGTGGGTAGTTGTTCTTAAAGGCTGTGGTGAGAGGTTCAGATCGTCGCCTCTTTTAAAGCGCGTCCCGGATATGACAAGAGTACGCTGAACATCCGGGTGTCGGGCTCTCGATATCTTTTGTACTTCTACAGAGCGGACCTCTAGAGGAGCAGGAATCCCCTGCATATCAACAACACAAAAGTCGTAAGCTCGGGAGAGGGAGGTACCTGCAGTTAATGCCGTAGCTACTACGAAATCAGCCTTATTTAACTCTTCGTTAGTAGGGCGCGTGTACTCTTTATAGTCCACTGTACCATCTTCTTTATAGTAAGGGTACTTTTGAATCGACATCTCTGTGGCATTACGAGGAAGCCCTATATATAATAGTATGGTTTTCTCTTTATGAACCTTTAGAAGCTCTTCATAAACACCCACAGCCTTCAAAGCGGTAGCGGACATGATTAAGGCGGAGTCTGTCTGAGGGGAAAGAATCTCCTCCCACGGAAACTGTGTAGTCACCTTTACCATCCTAGGTTTTTTCAAGTTATAACTGTCAACGACCCACTCCCCAGGATCCGCTGAAGTAGGAAGCCAAGCCCGGTCATGATAACCCGGGAGAAGCTCAGGAGTGATGCTAGCCGACATTACCAAGAGACGGTCAAAATGTAGTTCTCTTTGGAGTATCCTATAATACATGAAAGCTTCCACTGAGGAGTGGTGGGTGAACAGTGTATGAACCTCATCCAGCACAAACGACCACTTACTTGTATCATAGGGTTCTTTTTTACTCTCTTCTCCCATTTTGGCAAAGTCTATCCGACTATGATTAAATGTTTGTTTGTTCTGGGTTCGGCTGTGAAGCTCACCGTGTAGTTTACTCATTGTACATATTACAAAATTATGCTGTTCGAAGGCGTCAAACTTGTCAACCCCCGCATGTATAGCTTTAAACTTCACGCCTTCGGTCCCTAGGCTTTTCACCTCTGCTTCTATCGACTGCAGAGCTGCATAGTCTGGGACTGTCCACACTACCTTATGTAAAATGTTCTTTCGCAAGAGGGACAACACTTTACTGATTACATGATAAGTCTTCCCGGTACCTGTGGGGGCTATTATACAATGGTTATCAAAAATGTCTTCTATCTTCTCTGTGGGCAGGTATTTTTCAATCTCTATAGTTTCGGCGTCTTCTTCAGCGTCTCTGTTTAGTACTATAAACCAGCGGGACTCTGAGTAATGGTAGACGTACATAGACCCATCAGGTTTGAGTACAACATAACAGTTGTTGACTCCTCCGTTAACGGGGTCTAGTATATCCGAGATGTTGGTTGTGACGTCTTTATCCTCTACAAATAAAGCATCGCCTAACTCCTGGCGTGCTTCTTTCTCCATGGCCTCCCGTAGACTTCCGAAAGTACCCCAGAGTTTGTTGTTGAAATACACAGGGTCGCTCCTATATAACTCTCCTGTCTGTAGGGTTCTACCCGTTCGCTTGGTGTCTTTCGCGAAGTCAGAAGCTGTTAGGTTCGTGTTGTTTACTAGGTTATAAGAGGCTGCGTCGTCCGTCATCTCTCGTAACTCTTCCGGAGTGTATAAATCTTGTTGCTCTACGGGGTGCTTCTTTGCGTAGGTTAGTGTCTTTGCTATAAACGACTTGGTTATAGAGCGTCCTTTCGTGTTGGTACTTATGATTCTATCTGTCAAGTCTCCTTGGATTAAGAGGCGAGCGGCGGAGTAAACAGACATATCCGGAGCTGAAGGGGCCGTTCTTACCTTCAATTGACGATTCAACCCCTTAAGTTTCTGCGGAAGTAAATCATCCAGAGGGCTGAACAAAGCGGCTACGAAGGAAGCCTGCTCTTCAGGGTTCATCATAGTCTTCAATTCGAACCAAATATGCATGTTAGTCTTTGTATAACTGCCTTTATCGTACTCAATTAAGCGTCCATATGACGTAGATTTGTATATCAGGTGATTTAACTTAGTCAAGTCAAGACCCAAACCAGCGAAAAAAGCGAACACCGTATCTTCAGTAGGTAGGTGTGCGATTGCTGGATGTGGTAAACCTTTGAGTTTTCCGTACACATCTAGGAGTAAATGTACATCTATATCTATAACAAGTAAGTAAGTTTTATCCTGGATATGCTCTTTTGAACGGGTGAAGTTGCCGTCCAAGGCTCTGTTGCTGGTGTCAAATGTTGTATTTGTGGGTTGTGTTTTGGTCCCTAAGAGGCCGTAGCTTATTTTATGTTTCCTCGGAGCATACGGCACTATCGTCGTAGATGACTTCATCTTCTCTACAAACTGAGAAAAATTCATCTTTTTTACTACCTCGTAGGCCGTATTGGCATACAAGGCCTTTTTCCGGTGGTGTTTATTTTGGAAGAAAATAGCGTTCATACCATACCTTTATGTTAATCGTCCGTATCGTTTAGAGTGTTCCACGACTGGTTTTCTTTTCACCTTCTGTGTAGACCCTACAAAACTGGCCGGTTTTATAGAGTCAGGACGATGAGCCGGTATGAAGCTCTCTAAACAATTACTCTTTATTATAGGCAAAAAACACTTCAAATAAGCTGAGAAACGTGAAAAAAGATTAGCCATTTAAAATCGACCAACGTGAGCCCTCAAAACATAAAATTAAAGTGGGGCTCGGCGAAATTCCGGCGTCCCTCATTTTACTCATTTTTTGCGCCTCAGTTTCACTTCAGTTTCATTTTAAACTGAAGCGCAAAGGAAGGGTGTAAGTATTACGTATGTTTTGAAGCCCCCAGGTCAAACATATATAATACTATATAATATTTTTAAATGTAATTTTTATTCGGTTTTTGCAGATAGTGAGGGGCGATAAAAGGGCTCATAAATATAAAAAAAAGAGCGCACATTTTTTCACGAGCCCACATTTCTACCTAGCCCCTCAAATACGCGAAATTTGCGTATTCCGCTATGCATTCGAGTAATGGTGTAGGTAAGTATATAAAAATGTATTTATGCGCGTGTTTTGTGCGCATAAACACTATATATAACTCTTACTACCCCGCTAACTCTTCAAATCTAAAAAAGACTCCAGGGCATCTTGGGAGAAGTGATCTCTTACGTCCCACCCGGCTTTAAACCCCGGAGTTACCTGCCAATGTGGTTTGTCTTTACCCCACAAATCATAACCCCACTGGATTGGTAGGTTATAGTCGTGAATGACACTTTTAGCTGCTCTTTCTATGCCACCATAGGCGCCGTCGATGTCTTGCATATCTTTTATGTTGTCCCAGTATGCTCTCCCTTTAAACCACACAACTAGGTCTACAGCGTTGCCGTCTAGGTGGTTGGAGTTTAAGGTCCAAGATGTTCCCCTCTCTACGTAAGCAACTTGTAGTTTTTTCAGTCGAACACCTTCGAAAACAGTGAAGTCCATTTGTGTGCGTCGGATCGTCATTGCAACGAAGAAGGCAAGAACAGGGTTAAGACCTATGAGGTTCTTACGACTTCTCCTGCCGAGGGAGAACCGGTTTTTGGTTTTGATTTTTTCTTTATTCATTTTACTTATCCTTTGATTTTATTGTATTCCGACGGCCTAACATGCAATTATGTAGGGAGTGCGGGGATTCTGTGTTTTTGCTTGTGTTTTGTGCTCGTATGCGCTATATATATAAGATTTGTAAGCTCTCTTAAGAGGTAAAATTTCTATCTTTGTCAAGCTTCACGACGCACCGCTGTTTTGTATTCCCTGGGATTTCTCCCAAGTACGCAACCCCGCAATACCTAACATGGCCATCACCAAGTTGGTGAGCAACCCTATATCTAACTCGGGTAAGGGAAATGTTATCCCTCTAGTATAGAGTATGCCGTTCAAAAGTGGAGCTATTATGAAGTTGTAAGCTAAGGCCCCTGAGGTTACCCACCCTATCGAAGGACGCCACCCACTTGTAAATATGGACGATGACGCCGCTTCTATTTTATTAACTGCTAGTTGTCCTTCTAGTAGTTTCGCTTCTAGTTGTTTTAATTGTAGTTCCAGGCGAGCAATCTCTAAAGGGTCAACCACGGTCTCCCCCGTGATTGCTTCTCTCAGATCTGTAAATATAGTACCTACATCGCCTAAATCTATGTTGTTTGATATCATTGGACGTCCTTTAGTTTGAAATATACCAACATAAAAACGAACATTTTACAGTGCATAACTTAGATGCACAGAGGTCCAGTGGTCGTCTACTGTTACACCAAGTAAGTCCCCGTTAGGCAAAATGTCTATTCGTGCTTGTCCTCCTGCTGATATTGAGTGCATTAACTCTCTTTTAGGAGGGTAGGCCCAAGGAGGTAACTGACACATTACAGCGCTTGTCTCTCCGCTATCTATAAGACCTCTGAGGTGAACAACACCTTTAACTATACGAAATTCTGGTATTTGGTACACACCACCGTAGATCTTCCATCCGTTTGTAAGCTCCAGAGGCGCCCAATCAGTGTTCCGGAATTGCGGAGAGGCAAGAGGACTTCCTGGGTTGGTGTCTATTTCGCTAGGGTCTGTAACAACTCGGATTTCCCACCCTTTGTGCCAGTCTTCATTTTTACCTTTGTAACCAACCATTAACGTCTCTAGTTTTACATGTGTAGCGAACCACTCTGTTCCTGTAGGGTCACCTAAAACGATACATTTACGTTCATTTGCAGCGCCGTGAGCGAAACGCACATCATGGAATGGGGCGTTACCTTCTAAAGTAACACAAACATCCGCCCATTCTAGGTCGTCTGCGCTGTCATATCCGTGAGCTTCTAGAACCCATGAGTTACCTCCTTTACCGTTAAAACCTACAACTCTGAGGTTTAGGCGGGTATCTCTGTTACAAGCTTTGTCCGGTAACCAAATAACTAGAGCACCTTCTGCGTCATCTGCTTCGTAATATTCGGCTAGGTTATGATGCGTGATGATATCCTTAGCTTCTAAAGTAAGAGCATCTCCTATAAATCGGGCACTCTCCACTTTCGCATCAGAGCGTTTTACTTCCCCATCACCTGAGTTATCATAAACAGGTATGTGGTTGAGCTTGGGGTTATTTATTTTAGTCATCTTGTTGTTAGCGGCATTTCCTGTTTGAACTAACCCAGCTCCACTAAGTCCTGCACTGGATACATCCACAGGAACAGTTATATCTGCATTTGTAGGGTTATACCACAAACGACCGTCTATGAAACGTGTTTCTCCTGGTGCAATTACGTCACCCGCATCTGCGTTTAGTTCGGCTAGAGTTGCCGCATTCTGGACAGCTGGTCCTTTTCCTTGTACTACCATTTTCAATCTCCTAATAATTTTATGAGGCCTGCCGTCACCAAACTGGTTAGTAACAAGCCTACTGTACTATAAACAACCGATTCTAGTCGTTTAACTTTCTCTTCAACCAATTTTCCTCGGGTGTCACACTCCTTAATAGTAGGAGCTCCCTTGTCTAGTTGGTTTTTAATGTGTTTCAATTCTACCTGAATAACATCTAGCGGGCTTAAAGCCTCGGTTAAATGTTCTACGGTGCTCATTAATCTGTCTATGTTTTTGCTTGTGACACCTTGGGCTTCATGCAAAATAATTACATCCTTGGTCAAGGTCCCTAGCAGGGCTTCTAATTTTTCTCCGGTCATCACCTCCTCCTTAAGGGCAGAATATTTCTCGTGAGGCGTTAACGGCTATTTTAAAGAAAGAAGCATTAACGTTGGTTACCTCATCTACAACATCACCAAAAGCGTACATCTGAGGGAGCCCCGGAATTATCATTTTTGGTGATGTTGACCCTGTTGTTTTTTCTGTAGCCTGCCCCATTGTTATATCCGCTTGTGGTACTAAACCTGGGTACGAACATCTTTTCACTACGTAAGAGTTCCTAGGGAGCCAATAAATAGAGCCATCGAATTGTTGTATGGTGGTGTAGGTCGTTAAGGGATCAAAAACAGTTGTTAACACCGAACTTACAAACGCTCCTGCGGTTGTGTATCTGGCAAAGCGAGTTAACGAAGGGGTGGTAGCATCCGAACCCAAAAACAAGAAATGGTTGCCATCTTCAGATATCGTAAACATACGTAAATCATCCATACTCGCGAGCGTCTTATCCACCACTACTTCGGTGTTGGTTGTAAACTCTTTAACTTCTTGATCCCCCAGGTAATATCCTTGGTTGCCTATGAAACCAATCCCTCTAGGCCACCAAGAGTTAATAGTTGCTACCTGCGTCTCCACAAGGGTAACAGGGTCGAGTGTCCATATCGTTTTATTCGATTTACAATAGTGAATAACACCACTACCGTTTATACCCGCTCCTGCTCTTGTGGAAGGTACCACATGGATGCTTTGTAGGTCTAGAAAATATTCATCTGTATAACAAAGAGCTGTTTGTTCGCAAGGTATTTGAGAAGCTTCCGTACCAAACTCCCACACTCTTTTAGTTGGTAGAAGGCTTACAATACCGGTACCATACCATTTACCATTCCATTTTACTATGCTACGACCTGATGCGTTTGCTACAGCTGGGGTAGCTGGGTTGTCTACAGAAGTCCAGTCGTTAAGAAAAAACTTTCTTACGCCTCCGGGTATTGCTGGGTTTCCTCCTGAAGCTGCTGTTTCTGGGTATGGCTGATAAGCATGCCCGTCTTCTTGCCAGAAACCACAACCCGTAGCCTTGATAAAGTCCGTATTCGTAACCTCAACAGACATGCTTGCGTGAAGACGAAATGTGGTCGTGCTCCAATAATCTATCCAAGTACGGGCGGGATCTGTTTTATCCGCCCCCGCCACTATAAAGAATTTACCGTCTTCTGTTATAGATAATTGCGTGTTGTTTGTTACATGACTATTCGGGTTGGTACTAAAGCTTATTCTGGTCGTCTTAGTACCTACCTCTCTTATATAAACACCTGTACAGTAGTATAAAATACCGTTAGCAGACACCAAACCTCTAATAGCGTAATCTGTTACATTTAACTGTTGGTTTGTAAGTATACCTGTTAGGGGATCTAAATCATAAATCTCTCTGGAGTTATTCGCTTTGATTAAACCATCGTGAGTACCCATAACATTTACGGCCATATTCACCCCATTATAAGTGGTAATTGTTGTAGGGTCAATTGTCCGAGGAGCCGCTAACGTACAAGTGCTTGTAGGGCATCCACAACTGTTGGTAAATATACGACCTAAAGGTACTTCACACCAAGATGTTGATGTTCCTGGTTCGTCTGTTGTGGACGAGGGAGCTCTCCATATCTTATTATTGTGCCTTCTGACACGCCCAGCGTCTACGTTACCTACAGCCCAGTCTTCTATCTCTAAACCGATTCCCCGAGGGCTGTACAACAAGACCCAGGACACACCGTCGTATAAATACTTTGTTGTGTCGGGGAGTATTGCAATGTCTCTGGAGTGGGCATTTAAAGCATCCCTAGCTGCTATATCGGCTACATCCGTAATTACAGGCTTATTCTGTATACTGTTTTTACCTGTGTTGATCGTCCAGTCTCCTGTACGAGCTAAACTTAAAGAGGTAGAAACCCCACCTATTGTCGTAAATGTTAATGCTTGTGTGCTTGCATTATAATCACTCTGATTAAATATATCGTCTGGTAATGGCATCTAAAATCCTTCACAAAAAATGTTCTCTAGGTTGACCACAACCCAATCAGCTCCCGCACCAGGTATCTGTGTTGTAGGTCCTGCGTTATTGTTTCTATAAGTGACCCCTTCCTTAGAAACAACATCTTTACTTTGGTAGGTTCCTGCCAGCCAAACGTCAGCCGCTAAAGTACCAGAGGAACCAGAGCCACGAGACAACCAAGAAGAAGAGAGCCTGAAACCTGCCCCTTGTGTTTTGAAAGATAAAGGTATCGTAGAGGAATTGATTCCTATAGTTGGTTTGTTCTCTACAAAAGATAAATCTGTAGAGTCTGTAGTTCTCCAGTTTCCTTCTGTAACTACAGTATGCGTCACTGTAGCTCCATTCACCCTGGTTAGGGTAAGCTCTCCGGAGGTCGTGTTGTAAGAAGCTCCGGTGTAAAACTCATCATAATTCATACTGTCTCCTTATGCGCATGGTATTGCACCTTCCGTCAGCTCATAACCTCTGTGAGTGTCATGGTCGTTAGGGAAGTTAGCATCATCTGTGCTTCTGTGTTTGATTCCTTGTAGGACATCACTGCTGTCGAAGTATAAGCCTAATAAGTATGTGTCTGTTCCGTTCGCTATGGCAGCGGTCGAAATGTCTGTTTCATATACCTTATCTCCTGTCGTACCATCACAACAAACTATGTAGTCGTCGTTTTTAATATATAACACTTGGTTGTTCACCGGATGGAATCTGGCTTGTGTCGGTGTATGGAAGCCTGTCGAGTGGTTCCCTAACTGTCTAGTATATAATAGGTTTGTGTAATCTATGCTATCTAGTACGTGCCAAAGGTTATTACTCATATGCACCCACAGATTATCGGAACTATCTAAGAACTGTAAATCTTTATTGTCGTAAGTAGAAGACAGGATGATGTCAGAACCTAGCTGTGTTCCTGTGTAGTTAAATCTACGAAGGGTGTTAGGTTGTTGGCTTTTACGTATCACAAGCTCGGCCGCATTTGTCTTACCTAAGATGTTCTGTAGCGTACCCCAACTTTCACCGAAGTCGAAGACAAATACCTCTGTGCCGTTACCTCCTGTTGCTTTAAACAGACCAACATCTCCCCCTGCGTTCGTACATAGTTTGTACATAGAGTTATCTGTACCCAAAGCTAAATCATAACTACCCGGGTCTATGGCACTTGTACTCGCTACGAAATTATACCCAAATGTTTCCACTACAGGATCTGGTACCGTAACACCCGTACAAGAAGCTACAACATCAACATCTCGAGTTTTTTGGTCTGTGTTACCGTCGATGTCGGCTACGTCATAAACAACAGTGTAAGCACCCACAACAGCCGTATCAACATTTGACGTTGTTACTATGTTAGCTGTTATGTCGCCGTCTTCTGGGTCGGAGGCCGTCGCTCCTTCATCTGTATAGGTTGTGTTCTCTAATACAGTAACAGGCGTGGAACCTACAATTGTTATAGTAGGAAGCCCTCCACTTATATTAACAACCAAGGTAGCTACAACTAAACTGGTTCCTGTATCTACTTCGTAATCCACATCAAATGTACTCCCATTGGGGTCTTTTTTAATTGACTTAATCCAAGGGGTGTAAGCCGCCGGTGTCACTGTGGCCGGTTTAATTACATATGTTGCATGGTCGCCGGTTGTATCCGGATTTGGTAGTGGGACTGTTATAACAGGAACCCCTAAGAGAGATTCGACGTCTATCTTGTCTCCTACTTTCAACCCTGTCACCCAATCAGCCGAAGGTGTTCCATTTGTTTTTGGTTCTGCTGATGTCCCTGTAAGTGAGACAGCCAACTCGCCTTCGTACCATACAATCGTAAGATAGTCGTAAGAACCTGCCTGCCACTCAGGGATTACAATTCCCGTAGAGGCTCCGTCAGAGTTACGTAAAAGCTCCCAACCACCTAAGGTACCCAGATATAGAGAGTTATCATCAGTACGGAAGTACCAATCCCCCTCTATGGGAGTCACTGCTGTTTGGTCTGTACCCTCATATACTTGAGGCCTTCCAGTTGTGGAAGTGAAATCTATTTGTGTTTCTAGTGTATGTGTCATCTGTTTTCCTTATGCATAAACCAACTCACCTTTATAGCTGGCAGTAGTGTGTTCTATTGTTGCTGTTCCAATTTGAGCAGAATCAGGAGCTAATACACCTCCGTTTATAGGAACCAGAATGGTTGTGAATTGATTCCCGAATAAAGTGGAGCCATTTATACCGACTCCGTTATAAGCTATACTTAGGGTGGCGTTTATCTCTTCGACCATCAGAGGAATCTCCCACACACCATCATTCAGTGTATGGGTAGGGTTCAGCTTTAAAAGTCTAACAGCTGCAGCCCGGAAACCTTGGAGGGTACGTAACATGATAATAAAAGGTTCAGTACCATAGTTAATTGTGTCCTCATAGAAAAAAGACCAGTCAACTATATTATCCGCTGTTACTACCACTTTTAACTCGTAGCGGGTAGCTGCCTTGAATATACGACCTCCCAGGCCTATGTGTGTTGCGTTTTTCACCTTTAAAGGCTGTACAACAGAACATGTTCCTACGGTGTCATAGGGGAATACTGCTATATCAATCATACTTGCTCCCTTATTATAAATTTAGCTTGAGCTAACTCGGCCATTCTATCTTCTACTTTTTTACTACTCAGTGTCATGGATTTCAAACGACCTACCATCATTGTAGCGGTAAAGCGGTTACGACTATCCGGTATTTCATTATTTAAGGTATCAGACCCATTAAAGATGATCAACCCCGTACCCAGAGAGAGTAGTAAGCGGTCATGCATATCAAAGTTCTCTGTCCAGAAGTTACAAGAGCCTGTGTATTCTCTTACTTTTAAACCCTCTGTGTATTGGATAACATTAAACACCTCTTCTGTCGGGGAGAAGTCGATAAACTTGGTGGAGAAGACTAAATCAGTAAAACCTAAATCTACAGCCACTCCCGGAGTTATACCTCCCAGACTTGTTAATGCTCCTATGAGCTTGACCACCACCAAACCTCCTGCCTCTATGGGGGTTGTAAGCTCTGTGTCAGAGGGGCTATAAAAGATGTGGGTTGTGGGGTGTGAAGACATAAGGCCTCTTCTATCTCTGTTGGATTCGATGTTACGTATATGAGGCCCCGAGAGAACATTTCCGCTGGCATCCTTAAATGTTATCTCTACGGAGTCAGCTATTAAACCGGTCAAGGCCACAGTGTCAGCTATCTCTTCAAGTTTTAACGTGTACTCACCCCAACCCCTAACTAAAGAAGTTGTATAGTTTTTACCGTCCGTAACAGATAAAGCGGGGAAGTCTTCTACAGATATAAACCGCGGATCCCCTGCAGCTGAGAGGTCTGTGTTAAACACTATATTCTGCGTACCATCTCTTATGATTTGTGTCTGTGTGGAGCCGCCGCCGTAAGCTCTACCCATAGTAGAATGTATGTCGTAAGTAGCTACGTCTGTAAGCCATAAATGCCCCGCGTATTCATTTGAGAAGTCTGCGAAGGTCATAGTTGTCGTCCCTTGAGATGTACCAGGTGAAGCTGGAGATGTTCCTCCTGTGTAAGTCGTTCTCTCTACACCTCCGGAAACCAAGTGAAACATTACATAGTCGTGAGGATCTGTAGTCTCTGTAAAATTACCTGAGGCATCTGGGTTTAATACCTCATCCATATCAGATATCATAGGGCGATCAAAAAGTACAAAGTCGTAATCATACTTCCACGTAAAAACGTTATTAGGAGTAACATCTTCATCTATAAACAATTTCGTTATTTTCGTGTGAAATGTTGTCACCCCTCCTTTGTAGTGTATCCGTTGTAAATACTTAGGTTGCATGTCGTTTAACTTGTTATATATATCCGTTAAAGGGCGGTTCTCTACGTCTTCTAAAGCCTGGTAAAGTTCGTGGTCGTGGGCAACTATGTCTCCTGTTTGATAAGTGGTTACGTCGTCCAAGACATACTGTTCAATGGCTGGGTTGGTGGAGGCCTGTTCGAACGAATATAGTGAGGCTTGGGTTGGGATGCTTATGGTCATTTTTTCTCCTTTATTCCGTTTGTGCAGGCATACTCTTACATGCCTGTAGGTGTAATTCTGTGTTTTTGCGCTTGTTTTGTGTGCTATATTTACACTATATTTACATTATGGTTGTTGAAAGCTCGCTCTTTCTGTAGCTTCTGTCTGTGATTCAAGTTCGCCTAAGATATCTTCCATCTTAGCGTATACATCATTGATATTTTTATCTTTATTGTTAGCTAGTTCGTCTACATATAGGTTGAACTTTGCTTGATAAGACTCTACCGTTGGGCTTGACTTATAAGCTTGTTCTGTTGCCGCTTTCAACAACTCTATATATGTAGAGTCTGATACCTCTGGGTTAGAACCTAACTCACGTAGTAGTTGCTCTGCTTCGGCCGAAGTATAAATAGAGAACCCACCGGTTATAGCATCTTTCAAAGAAGAGTTATAACTAGCCATAATACTGTCCGCTTCTGACAAAGCCTTGTCTCTCGCATCTTGTTTCTTTTTCTCTAAAATTTCTAAATCTCTAGCCGCTTTCGCCGCCGCTTTCGCCGCCGCTTTCGCAGCTCTTTCGGCCTCTCGAGCTCCCCTATCCGCCGCTGTTTGGGCTTCTTTGGCTGCTCTTGCTCTCTGGTCTTCTGCTGTTTTGTAGTTAGCTTCCATCTCTGTGTATCTTGGAGCTAACTGTAACATAGTGATATATAATTCTTTACCTGCTTCAGTTGTAAGGTCTATACCCTCTACATACTGAGCATAAGCTGCAGCATTGGAAGGAAAAGCCACCCCAAGAGAAGAGAGTTGAGCTTGTAAAAACTCTTGTTGTTTCGCTGCTTTATCCCCGGCTTCGTAGAAGTTGTTAAAGAAGCTAGAAGTCAACGACGTAAATGTATCTATGCCTCCGGCCTCTCCAACTAGTTGCAAAGTATCGAATGCACTTAAAGCTTCCTGGTTTAAGTAGAAAAGACGTTCACTAGCCGCGCTGAACTCCCCTGCAATCCGTAACAAAGTATCCAATGTAGACTCAGATGTTAGCGCAAACTCATCAACGAAACTCTGTACTTGGGAGGACTCAGCCAATATCGTACTATAGACATCATTCGTGTAGGTTTCAATAGCTTCTTTTAACTGTTCAGCCGTCTCCTCCCCACTAAGTCTTAAGGAATCAATCCCTACTATGTCTTTTAGGTCTGACCATTCGATAGCTGTTTCCTCACCTAAGAAGTCACTGATATTGATAGTCGTCATACCTGCCGCTGCTTGGGCAAACATTTCTTGTGTAATAAACTCTACGGATTCACTCCAAGCCGCTGCTGTTGCTAAAACTGCGGTTGTGTTAACATCGAAATTAGAAGACACAGTAGGATATGCTATCTCTAAGTCAGCCGCATCAGGGGAATAAGCCGTCAGGTTTTTAATACTATCCAACGATGACTGTAGTTGGTTTTTTATAGGAGATAAATCTACATCTGTGATAGATAAGTCGCCTAAGGCCTTTGTTACCTCTGTCTCTATTCCTCTCATGTAACTGTCGAGTCTTTCTTTGGCATCTCCTGTGAAAGTGTGAAGAGCTCCGGCTTGTCCTGCTACCTCCGCAAATGCCGGAGCTAGTTGTAACAGTGTCAACAGCAGTTTACGTCCTTCTTCTGTAGCGCTATCTTGAGCCTCAACCAACTCCATAAAAGCGGCTTTTGTAGGAGGGACAGCCAGTTGTAAGTCTTCAAACACACCAGACACGTAGTTAGCTTTGTTTCTTTGTATCTGGGCTTCTGTAAAGTAGGCAGCCTCATAAGCTTGAGTAAGAACGGCTAGGTTATCCAGCCCTCCTGCTTGAGCTACAAAGTCCAGTGTATTCTCTTGGCTTTGAGGCTTCAAACGAACATCTTCCAGTAACCGCGAAGCTTGTTCATACTCAAAAGCGATTCGCAACAAAGTTTCTAGTGGCTTCTCAGCCGCTGTCGCATATTGATCTACCAAATCGTTAAACACACCCAACTCACCTATAACTGCTGATAGTGAAGAGCTTAAAGCGTCTTGTATCTGTTGTTTGGCCTCTTCTGGTTCTAGTCCTTTTAACTCAACATTTAACTCTTCTAACTGGATAGTAGCCATTGCTGCTTGGAGTTGAGCTGTGCTTATACCCAAAGCCTCACCCGCTGTTAGTATTAATTCCTTACCATTACTGTAGGCTTCTGTTGTGTATTTTTGGAGACTGTCCGATACGGTTAAGATGTCTTTGTGTATGTCCGTGTCTGTGAAGACTCCCCAGAATCCACCTGACTCTGTTTTTATAGTTTGGTATCCTTGGACGATGGCCTGTTCTGTTGCTTGGGCAAAAGACTGCTGAGCTATGGTAAAGCCTGAGGCTATCAAGTCTTCGTCAAATTCAGTAAAACCGAAAAAGGTAGAGTCGCTACGTTCTTCGTAGTCGGACCCTGTTAAGTCTGTTATGAACTGAGCTTCTCCGGCTGTTCTGTAGGTGTAGTCACTTCCGCCTGTACCTCCGGCTGTTAGGGATAAAGCAATGTTATCTGCTATACGGTCGCTGGTCTCTAGGAGCTCATTTGTTCTTCTTGTTAGGCTTAGTAGAGGGTATATTGCCTCCGCGTATAAGTCGCCTAAGTTTGTTAAAGACTCATCTTTAAAGTCAACTGTACCTGTACCGTTTTTAACTGCTTTTTCTATGTCGGCGGAGGCTGTACCCCAAACACCTTGTAGAGCTGTTACAATCCAACCAAACCAAGAACCTGTACTTCCGTACTCCCCACTTTTTGCGGACTCTAACGTGGTACTAGCTGCGGCTTTTAAGGCTTCACTTATATCGTTAGATGTTGCGTATGCATCCAAGAAGCTAGCGGCTATGTGTTTGACAGACGTTACCGTCTTATCCCACTCTTTTCTCTGGATCTCGGCCAATTGCTTCTGGAGGGTAAGTTCATGAGTTTGTTCTTTTAAAATCTTAACTCGGTTGGCGTCCGTCATTTCCAGTGTAAGGTAACCATCTTGAAGTTGACGAGAGGCAAGAATCTCTGCTTGAAGTCGTGCTTGTACGTAGTTGTCATTTTCATCAGCGAAGATAGGTGTCTCTTGTAATTCTCCTATATCTCCTCTGAGTTCCGCTTGTAGTGCTAGTTCCTTAGATATTAAACGGGCAGCCTCGAAAGATTTTCTTAGAGACGCGAACCAGCTTACTTCCAACTGTTCTATTTTAATCTTGGACTTTAAGATAGCCTCTTGAGCTTTTTCAATCTCTTTTTGATACCCAAGACGATCTTTTTCAGTGGCATTTTCTTGTAAGGCTTTGTAAGCTTCAATCAACTGCTGAGCTTGGCCTATCTTCTGGAACTCTAAAGCCACGGCTGCCTTGGTTGCTCTTTTAGCTTGTTCCAAAGAATCCAACTCTCTATTTTGAAGAGCTGCTAGTTTGTTACGTAAGGCGACCTGCTTCAATAGAGATTCGTCAGTGGCTTTGTTTAGCTTTGTTATGTCCTCTAGGTTTTTTCGTTCTCCGGCAGAGATACCTACATCTTTCACAACGGGTACGTGGTACAGCGGCCGGGCTTTCTCTGTTACGGCTCTTTCTTTCGCTTCTTCTTTTAATATTTTACGTCTCTCGTCTACACTTATACGAGCCATTTTTAAAGCTGCAGCTGTGTTCGCTGTTACGACCGCCGTTGACTCTGTATATGTAGACTCTAACTCTTCAACAGTACTCTTGTGAATTTCCCTAGCATCTGTAAGCCAGGTCTTCCATAAGAGCAACTCAGATTCAGCTTTTACAAGTTCTGCATCCGTTACAATGTCTGGGGTTACTTGAACACCTGCAATAGTTACACCCGAAAGATAGTTTAACAATTTCATGAAATCAACTTGGATAGACTCTATAGCGTAACCAAAACCGTTGATAAGTTCTTCTTTTAACAATGTAGTCTGTGAAGCTATCTTACCAAACGTAAACACCGTATAAGCATATACCTTAGTAAAGAACTCGATCAAAGCCTCCCATCCAAGTAAAATGTTGTCTATGAGGAAAGTAGTCCAAACTACTATAGTTTCACTTAGATCAACCCAAGTGTTTTGAAGGCCAATAGCTTCCTTATCTGTGTCCGCTAAAGACCTTCTTAACAGGTCAAGAACGGAGTTTACACTTTCTGTGATTCCGATCGTCTTATCTAGCTCTCCTAAGAAACGAGCCCAAGAGTTCTTCATTTGAACTGTGGCCTGGGTCATCGTTCTTTTCATAGAGTCAAACTCTTTATCTATTGACACAGCTTGGCTCTCTATGGCTTTTATTACTACTTCGGTTGTTAACTTACCCTCTGCGGCTAACTCTCTAAGACGTCCTACACTTACACCCATACCTGTTGCTATCGCTTCTGATACTCTTGGGATTTGTTCCATTACGGAGTTAAGTTCTTGACCTCTTAAAGCGTTGGCAGCGAATCCCTGTGTTAACTGGACCAAAGCGGCATCAGCTGACTGTGCACTAGCACCTGAAATTATCAAGGCTTTAGATATGGCTCGTGTGACTGTTAAAAGACGGGAGGTTTCTATACTTACACTTTTCGTGTTTCGAGCTATCCGAGTATACAAAGCCGCTGTGGATTCATAACCCACTCTGGCCTCTTGTGAAATCGCGAATAGTTCTTTTGTTTTTTTCCGAAGTTCTTCTGTGGTGTTTACAACTAGACGAATTCTACTCTCTACCAAGTTCCATGTATCTATTGACCTAGCTACCTGGCCCATGGCATGAACTCCGTAAGCTCCGATGATTAAGGAGGTGAGCTGAAGGACGGAGGCTGTTGAAGAGTTCAACGCCTGACGTACAGAAGAGAAGTCCCGGGTCATACCCGCTGTAGTTGAGCGTGTTTGAGAACGCGCAGCATTTAAATCTCTTCTAAGCTGGGCGAACTCTGCTCTTAATTCTACTCTTATTTGTTCTCTTACTGTTAACATTTTTACCTTCCTTTTTAACTGAACATGCTCCTTATGGCGACATCCAAAGCTGCACCTTCGAGCTTTGAAGAGTCGGGCTCTTCTAACCTAGTTTTACTTATCATAAAGTCCTCATAGGTCACATCGTTATCTTTGTTTCTTACTTTCATCGCCAGACTTAAAGCCATCTGAATCTCTTGAACGTTGAAAGGCTCATAACGGAAATATTCCATCCAATCTCTGTACTCGTTAACCGTCAGAGAGGCGTCCAGCTCTCTTACTGTACGTCCTAACTTAATAGCTAACTTGTGTTTGAAAAGGTTTATTTCTCGCTTTCGTTTGGGTTTTCAACACCTAAGGCCTCAGCCTCTGCAGCTGCTTCCGCTTCTGCTGTTACAGGGTCTACAAGGAACATCAACTCTTTAATGGCTCCTTTAGCTTTTCCACTTAAACTTTCCAAATCGTCCGAAGACATCTTAGGATCCACAAGTGCTTTACTCAGTTTTACATATTTCAAACTGAGAGCTTTTCTCATATCCATTTTAGGTTGGCCATCAGCGTCTACACCGTCTACTATACTATTGGTGATTTCGCTTAACTCCGCAAGAGTCAAATCTCTAAGAGTTACTTCCCCTCCTAATGCTTCAATGAAATGTGTTTTTTCTTCTGGTTTGAATTGATCGAAAATGGTTGTCATGTTGTATCCTTCTTGTGGTTTGGGTTATTAATGTCCCTGGGAACATTGAGTGACGACAGTGAATACGTGCTTAACCCGAGCCTGTCGCCCCTCAATATTCCAAGAGGCCGAAGCCCTTGGTTTTATGCTGCAGGTACAATTGCTGCGGCTGCTTGGAACTCCAAAGAGAACTTAGCTTCGATTTTACCATCTTTAGGGAAGCCCATATCAAACTCGGCTACACCGAATGGAGCTTCAATAGTGGTCCCATTGGTTCCTCCACTGTTAGCGAACTCAATCTTCACCTGTAGAGGTGTGTTGTTTTCAAAGGCGGTTTGAAGTTTAGCCTGCCCATCTGTACTCTCTTCATTATATAGAAGGTCAAAAGAAATAGGGTCTCTTGAAATGGAACCTAAACCAACTGTAGATTCGTTTGAACTCATACACTTGTACTCTTTTTTACTTCTGGTCTGTTTGTAGTTCCCCAAAGCCATTACACATGCGAGTATTGTTGGGGCTGCGGCTGGTACGCCTGCTACGATGTGGTCTATTGTAACTGTGACATTCTGGGTGTCAATTGCATTAACTGCCATTTTTCTTTCTCCTTAATTTCTTATTGGAATACCTATACGGTAGAAGTATGTATCCGAAGATACATCTGCTTGGTGTATAGGTTCTGCTGTTTGGGTGAAGAAATCACCTAGGTTTCTGTTCTCTATAAAAACAGCTACGCTATCAGCTAGTGCGGCCGCTTTTACTTGGTTTGGGGCATAGCAAGTAACATAAATCATATGTTTCTCTAGTGTACACCCCGAAGAGTACCCGATGTCTGCGGAGCTTAGAGCGCGTACAAGTAAATGAATCCATGTACGAGCATCATCGGCTTTTTTCCCTGACTCAAAATGTACGGGTGTCTGAGCCCAATTGTTTTTGAATTCTGACTCTACCGTAAACAAAATGTCTTGTAGTTGCATCGGGGCTCCTTATTTTATAACGAACGGAGGACGTCCTACTCTTCTGAGCGCTGACGTTCCCCCTGTTCTTTTGTTGAACTGCATCTTCCGAAGACTCTGCATTAAAAGCTCTCTACGGGCTCGAACTATAGGGTCTCCCCCCAAAGGGAGTTGTTGAGACGACCCATGCCATAACCCCTGGACGTAATCGTATCCTTTAGGGCTTACTACGTGGTTGACTATAACCCAACCATGTTGATTACCTCGGATAGCCCAACCAGCTTTAGAAGCTCCTGTCTTAACGGGCCAGACTCTTTGAATGTCGGCTTTCAAAGCGTAAGAGTGATCTCGCACTGTAGCACGGGCTGCTTTCTTTATGACCCCAAAGAGATCTTCAAAAGCCACCCGCATCAGTCAGCTCCGGTGTATAAGGCCTCGTAAGCTATAGGCTTCCCGTTCACCATATAAGGTCTTAAATCTGTGAAAGCGTATGTCTTGTTGTTATAAGACAAGCTTCCTGTTTCTGTAGGTTCTTCCTCTTCTACAACGTAGAAAAGAATCCGCCCTTGTACAAAGCGATCTAATCCTGTGTCTCTTTGTAAAGCCCTTCTATGTACATCTTGGTCTTGTTGGGTTGTAAGTTTGACAAACACAAACATGACATCAATTATAGGCCCATCCGAAGATGTTTCTCCTGTGGCTGGGTCGTATTCGTAGTCCGTCAAAGGTTTACATTTTAAAGACCCTAAAACTCCGTTGGAGTCTATGTTGTGTTTTACGTCAGCTGCAAAGCGGTCGGCGTTCATCATCTGTGACGCCTTACGGTTCCTACGCCTCCGAAGGTGTTGGTGTCTAGCTTAGCTCCATTGGCTTCTAAACAAGCCCGCACCTCGGCAGGTAGGTCATTCACAACTGATAAGTCAGCGTAATCATTCTTGAAATACTCTTCATACATAACATCAAATTTGCGTACTCTATGTTGTTGGCTTTTCTCTTCCTGAAGTCCGTTTTTCATCTGATGTAGGACTACAAGAATCTGAGACGCCGCTAAACAAGCATCCTGAGGAGCTTCTGGAGCGAACCCTTCTAAGTCGATAAACATGCGCCCTGTAAACAATAACCATCTTTGTTTGTCTTCAACGCTCAGCCCATCCCATAGTTCATGGGATAGAGAGTCAGAAGCCAAAGTATCCGCGCCCGCAACATCTGTAAAAGTGTTGAAGTCAACGGCTGGGTATGTATTTAGCGCAGTCATCTTAGATTCCTGAAATCAGAGCTGCGAACGGAACATTCTTACGTTCCGTTGTACGTTGCCAGTTGGCTGCAAGTTCAAACTCTGCATTCGTAGGGGATAAAGAAGCCATAGTTGTACTAAGGAATCTGTGCCCATATGGGTGGATACAGAAGTTCTTTCTAACCCATAGAGATTCTTCACCTGAACCATTACCTGAACCCTCAACGGTTTCAAGAGCATATGGCTTTTTGTGTTTACCTTCACCATAACCAAGGAAAGCACCACCTACAATATAAGAAGTGAAGTTCCCAGCTGTAGGAGAGTCTACAGAGTCTGTAATCACCAGACGAAGACCCGCAAGAGCTTCATATAAATATTTACCAGTCGAATCATCGTAGATTCTATCTGTGACTCCTGCTTTTCTCAGACTGTTTCTGATTGCAGAGTGAACAATGGCTACACCAAGAACATCTTGGGCGTCTCCCATTGTTTGCTGGGTATCTAACATCAACTGAATATCAATAGATGTACCCGAGTGGTCTTCAACCATATCAGAAGCGTTATTAAGTACGTTAGCATTCATAACACCTTTAACAATTGAAATCGCTGTGAAGTCCATTTGACGAGCCCAGTAAGCTCCAACTCTACCTGCGATAGCTACCATAGGATCACCTAAATAGTTTAAGTTAGCTACAATGTTTCTAGCCGCCCAAGAACGGTTTCTATAGTTACCTACGGCTCTGTCAGAGTCGGTTGTGATTTTATCTGTCCCGGCAATTGTGTTGCTGTCGTCAGAAATTCTACCTTCGTTATCTACAAGGTCGTTATAGTAATCAAACTCAAAAATGGAACCTATATTGGCCATCATTCTTGCCTCTAACTCTGCGTCTCTTTGAAATACACCTGACTGCCAAAAAACAGATTTACGTATACTCACTCTCATTACTTCACGTGCGAATTGCTCGTGTTGAATTACATCGGATAAAAGTACCATGTGATTCTCCTTATCTATTAAAATTTGTTTGGATTTTATAGTAAGCTTCCGCTAGAGGCCCGCCCGGAGCCTGCTCTATATTTTAAAATTATAAAACGATTTACCTTAGAAGTTGCTGAGAGGGGAGGGGTGTTAGTGAAGCCTTCGGGACCGTAGAAGTCCCTTTGGGTTTAGACGTTATAGACGTCGTCTAAACCGTGTTTTTTCTGTAGTGATTCATAAAGAGTAGCATCACTTTTTTGTAGTTCGATTTGTTTAGTCAAACTGTAATCTGTATGATTTGGGTCAAAGTAGTTATCCCATGCGCCTGTTCCTCCGGCTCCTCCAGCTCCCCCACCGG